ATATTTAAACATATCTAATAAATCAACCACAGGAACTCCTGTGCAATATTTTTTGGAAAGAGGAACCTCTACACCAACTTTATTTTTATACCCTACTCCAGATGCGGCGCACACTTTTAAGTATTATGGTTTAACTAAAATACAAGATGCGGGTGACTACAATGATCAGTTGGAAGTTCCAACAAGATTTTTACCTTGTTTAACTTCTGGTTTAGCATATTACGTTTCAGTAAAAAAGGCCCCAGAGAGAACTCCTTTATTAAAACAATTATATGAAGAAGAGTGGCAACGAGCATCAGAGGAAGATAGACCTAGATCTAGTTTCTTTGCAACCCCGGAGAGAAGTTATATCTAATGCCAAAAGCAACTGGTAAATACTCACAAGCAATATCAGATAGAAGCGGCATACAGTTTCCTTACAAGGAAATGCGTAAAGAATGGAATGGATCTTTAGTTCACAAATCTGAGTTTGAATCAAAACATCCTCAATTAGAAAGACAAAGACATTCTTCAGATGCACAGAGTATAGAAGACGCTAGACCTGATAGAACAGAGCCAATGACAGTTTTTGTTGGCGGTTCAGGATTTTTTGAATATAATAATTCTATGCAAGTTTCTAAAAAGCAACCTCCTGTAGTATCTTCTTACTTAGGAAGCGTAACGGTAAGTATTTCATAATGGCTACAACATATTCAGAATTAACTCAACAAATTTTAGATTATACAGAAGTTAGCTCTGATATCTTAACTTCTACTATAACTAATGATTTTATTGAGCATGCAGAAAATAGAATATTTAGAGATGTAGATATTGATGTGTTTAAATCTCATCAAAGTGCTAACCTAACAGCTAGTAATCCATTTTTGTCTTTACCAGGTGGTAGTAGACCAGAACCGACCTCGTTGGGAACTGTAAGAACCATGCAAATATTTGCACCTTCAGGAACTCCAACAAGAAGTTTTTTAGAACAAAGAGATGTAAGTTATATGAATGAATATTGGCCAGATAGAACTGCAACTGCAGAGCCTAGATATTGGGCATGGTGGGATCACAACACAATTTATGTTGCACCTACTCCTGATCTAGCATATAACGTAGAGTTAGGTATAACTAGATTACCAACAAGACTGTCTAGTTCAAACAGTACCTCATGGTTAGGTGATAATGCTCCTGCATTATTACTTTACGGATGTCTTGCAGAAGCCTTCAAGTTTTTGAAGGGACCAGCTCAAATGCTGCAAATTTATGAACAATCATATCAACGTGCTCTTCAAGAGTTAGTTATAGAACAACAAGGAAGACACCGAAGAGATGAATATATGCACGGAGCGTTAAGAACTCCTTTGCAGTCAAAAAACCCATAGGAGAATAAAACATGGCAATAAGTCAAGCTGTTTGTACAAGTTTTAAACAAGAGTTATTAGTAGGAACACACAACTTTACAGCGAGTTCAGGTGATACTTTTAAAATAGCTTTATACACAAGTAGTGCTTCACTAGGTGCTAGCACAACTGCGTTTAGCACCTCTAATGAGGTATCTGATTCAGGAACATATAGTTCAGGTGGGGGATCTTTAACAAGTGTTACACCTACAACTTCTGGAACAACTGCTATTTGTGATTTCGCTGATATCTCTTTCACTTCTGCAACAATTACAGCAAGAGGAGCGTTAATTTATAATAGCTCTCAATCAAACAAAGCTGTAGCTGTTTTAGATTTTGGTGGTGATAAAACTTCTACCAGTGGAACTTTTACAATTCAGTTTCCTACCGCTGATGCTAGTAACGCTATATTAAGATTAGCATAGGAGAATTTAAATGGCGTTAGTAATTAACGACAGAGTAAAAGAAACCACAACCACGACAGGCACGGGTGCGGTATCCTTAGCTGGAGCAGTTACCGGTTTTGAAACTTTTGCAGCTGGTATTGGTAATTCAAACACAGTTTATTATTGTATTGCACATCAAGATCAAGCTGAGTTTGAAGTAGGACTTGGAACTTTAGACGGAGATAGTTCTGATTTAACAAGAACAACAGTTATCTCAAGTTCTAATAGTGACAGTGCTGTAGATTTTAGTGCAGGTACAAAAGACGTATTTTGTACAATACCTGCAAGTAAATTAGTTTTCGAAGACGGCAGTGATAATTTAAATATATCTTCCATAAAAAATACAAGTTTAGTAGTCGGTAGAGATGCTGACAATGACATTGATTTTGCCACTGATAATAATATTTTATTCAGAGCTTCAGGTGCTGATCAAATTAAATTAATTGATGGTGCTTTAGCTCCTGTAACTGACAATGATGTAGACTTAGGAACTAGCTCACTAGAGTTTAAAGATGCTTTCTTTGATGGCACAGTAGAAGCTGATGCAATAACTATAGGTGGCACAAACGTAACTTCTTTGTTTGCAAGTTTATCAGGTGCAACTTTTACAGGTAACATAGAAATAGATGTAGCCTCTGGTGATCCTGCTATCATATTAGATACTCAAGGTGCTGATAAGTTTCATATTGCTGTTGATGATTCAGATAGTGATAATTTAGTAATTAAATCAGGTGGCACGGTTGGTTCTGGTAACGGACTTAAAGTAGATAGCAGTGGTAACTTAACAGTAACTGCTGATGTTACTGTAGGGGATGATTTAACGGTTGAGGGCGGCGTTGTCGATGTTAAAAATACAGGTGCGCAATCACAAGTTAGATTTTATTGTGAGTCATCAAATGCTCATTACGCAGCTATTCAAGCACCAGCGCATGCTGATTTTTCTGGCAACACGACATTAACATTACCCGCAACGACAGATACAATCGCGGGTATTGCATCAACACAAACTTTAACAAACAAATCAATAGACTCAGATAACAATACAATTACAAACATTGTAAACGCAGACATTAAATCAAGTGCTGCAATTGCAGATACAAAATTAGCTACGATATCTACAGCAGGTAAAGTAGCATTAACCGCTTTAGAAATTGATGGTGGTTCAGACATTGGAGCAGATTTAACAACATCTGATTTAATTATAGTGGATGATGGTGCTGGCGGAACAAACCGTAAAGCAGCATTATCTAGAGTGGTAACTTTAATGACAGCTCAAGGGTTTTCTCAGGAGGATCCTACGGCTCTTGCAATAGCATTAGGGTAATATATAAAGGAGGCTAAATGGCAAATACTTTTAAAGTCGTAACAAAAGCAGGAGTTACTAGTTCAGATGTTATTTATACAGTAGCAAGTTCTACAACAACTGTTGTTCTTGGTATTATGGTAGGCAACACTACAACTGGACAAATTACTGCTTCAGTTACTTTAAGTTCAGACACCTCTAACAGAGCAGGAGCAAATAACGAGGCCAACCAGGCAGTTGAGCTTGTTACCAATGCACCTATTCCTGTTGGCGGAACTTTGGAGTTGCTCGCGGGCAACAAAGTAGTGATGGAGACCACCGATACGCTTTCATTAGCGGCATCAGGTGCAGCTGACATTGCTGTGTCAATAATGGAGATAACATAAGATGCCTTTTATTGGTACACCTTTGGATACCAGAAACACTTTTCAATCTCTTCAAGGTAAGAGGTTTAGCGGTGATGGAAGCACAACAGCTTTTACATTAGACATTGCACCTAGTTCAGTATTTGACATAGAGGTCTTTGTAGAAAATGTTCGTCAAGATCCAAACTCTGCTTATAGCATAAGCGGAACTACACTTACATTTACTGGAGCACCTTCTTCTGGCACAAATAATATTTATGTAATTCATCAAGCTAAAGCAGTAGGAACAATTAATCCTTCTAATGATTCTGTAACAGCTAGTTCTATAGCAGATGATGCAGTAGAAAGTGAACACTTAAATAATAACATTATATCAGGACAAACAGCTTTAGCTGCAATACCTGATACAACTGATGAATTATTAATATCTGATGCAGGTACAATAAAAAGAATAGATTTTTCTTTACTAGGTAATGCTCCTGCTTTTTTTGTAAAAGTAGGTAGCAATCAGTCAGTTTCAGATGACACTTATACAACAGTAGCATTTGATACAGAAGTTTATGACACAGATTCAGCTTTTAATACAAGCACTTATAAATTTACTGTGCCTTCAGGTAAAGCAGGTAAATATATTTTTCATGCACACACAACTTATAGTAATCCAGGATTTGCAGTAGGAGAAAGAAATCAAATTTATTTTAAAGTAAATGACAGTTTTGTTGATTTTGCAGGAGACAATGCTGCTTCTACTCATGCTAGTGCAGACCCCTCTAAAAGTTTTACAACACAACAAAATTTATCTGATGGAGATATTGTTCATGTCCAAGTTTTACAACAAAGCGGTGGTACTCTAACTTTACAATCTGCTTGGGCTAGATTTTTTGGATATAGGTTAATAGGAGTATAATATGGCAAGTTTATCTACAAAAGTAAAATTATACATAAAAGAAAATTCTTCAACTTGGGATGATACAAAAGTATCTTTACAAAATGATGGTAGTGGAGATTATATTAAAACATGGACATATAGTTTTTCTAAACCCACAGATTCACAAATTGCATCTTACGAAACTGCGGGTAATACTGCTGAGTCTAATGCAGCTATAGATTCAAAAAGAAGAACAGAATACTTATCATGGCAGGAACAATTAGAAATGATTTATAAAGATCAAAAAAATGGGACAACAACTTTTAAGGATCATTGTGATAAAGTTCGTAATGACAACCCAAAGGAATAAAACATGGCACTTAGTACAATAGGGATAAATGGAACATCAGGTTTTGGAAAAGTAGGGCAAGTAGTACAAGGAACTAAAACAAATCAGTTTGAAACAACTGCAACTTCTTTTGCAACTTCTGGATTGGAGGTAGCAATAACACCTTCTTCTACGTCTAGTAAAATTTTAATAATGGCTTCCACGAGTGCTATTCATACTTCTACAACTTCAGCAGGTGGTGAAACACTTATTCAATTTTATAAAAATCACGCTAGCATTAGTGCAACAGCGATTGGTGATGAGTATCAAGTTGCTAAATCAAGACAAGATGGTTCTTACACACAAGAGGCAGGAGGTGGAGGAACAGCAATGTTTCTTGATAGCCCCTCAACAACAGAAGAAATTACGTACACCGTTTATGCTAAAATTAATACAGGATCTAACGGAAGAATAGGTCAAAATAATCATGGTTCAACTATTACAGTAATGGAGATATTAGCATAATGGACAATTTACAAAAATTTTATTCAGCTATAAATACTTTAAAATCTGGTACACAATATACAGTTGATGGTGATATGGCTAATGAAAATGATTTTAATAATAATGTTCAATGGGTTACTGGAGAAAACAATGGCACTGCAATAACAACAGGAACTTGTCCCCATTCAGAAATTACATGGACAAAAGTAAAAGCAGAAATGGATAAACTATAGGAGGATAGATGAGCATTACAAAAGTAACAGATGCAGGAATAGATAGAAATA